TTTTCTAGATCTTGTATGGGTGTCCCCTTAAATAAATATCTACAAACATATTTCACAACACATCCTTGAAAGAATGATAATTTATTTTTAGATAAATATCTACATACATATTTCACAACACATCCTTGAAAGAATGAAAGATTATTTTTTGAAATAAACTCGTACGGCTGAATGTGAAAACTCTTGTAGTGACTTCCGCCAACCTGCCTTGATTGTGGAAATGCTTTTTGTAGTCCATCTGGATCTGTCATATTACTGGTGCTCCTATGTTATATTGATATTCATAACCTTGATTAGTTATAAATAGTTTTTGTTTTGCTCTTGTTGTACCTACGTAGAATGTACGATGCTCTGGATCCGCGTCTCTCTTTGCTGAGTCATAGATAATTCTCTCTATGTCTGTAAACAAAACAACGTTGTCTGCTTCATCGCCTTTCACTCTGTGTATTGTAGATAATTTTATTCTTGCAGGTTTCATTAAATCATCACCTGACTCTAATAATTTTTTAATATATAGTTTACTGTCTTCTGGAAAGTTTAGTGTTTCCCAGCCCCCCGTCGCTCGCAACCCGTGTTCAGCTCGTAGTCCCTCTAAGTTAACAGAGGTAATGTTTTGTAGTGTCTTGCCTCCAGCATATCCTCTTTCTAAGTGTCCATCCTTTACCGTAAGAAAATCCCACAGATCTTTTACATCGTCCTTACTTACATAGGCTCCATCGTTTAAACGTTTCCACACCTTGTACGCACTTAACATTTTGTTAGGTAATAATTCTTGAGACTTGGCTTCAAATCGATAATTCATTCTGTATAAATGATCACGTAAACTTTCTAACATTTTATTCGTACGAGTCAATACAAGCCAGCTGCCTTTAGAAAAATCTATGTCTTCAAACTGTATGTTATGATGTACTTCACCCTCTTCATCTCTAGGTAACCATTCTTTTTCCATACGCTCTGACATGTGTGGTAATATAGAACTAGCTATTCTATGCACTGCTCTTGGAATTCTACGTGATTGTGTTTGAGAATCAAAGGTACCTTTTAAATTAATAAATATTTTTGGGTCTGCACCTTGAAAAGTATAGATCGTTTGATCATCATCCCCTGCAATATATGAACGAGCACACTTACTCTCTATGTAAAAGAACATGTCCCATTGCAGAGGACTCAGATCTTGGGCTTCATCGAGGAAAACACAGTGTAGTGGTGGACACTTATCTCCCTCGACAAACTTGGAAATCATATCAGCATATTCAAACATACCTGTATCTTCTTTGTATGTATCTAGATCTGTCTTGATTTGCTGAGTTAAAAAAATATCGATTGAGTGATGTAAATCTAATTGTACTGCTGCTTCTTCTAGAGATATCTTTTTATTTCTAGCATATTCCATAACCTTCATATGTGGATTAACATACTGTACATATCCGTTGTGATCTATTGCAGACTCAAAAGATAAGTCGCTGCATATTCTTGAAAAGTTTTTAAATCCTTTCCATTTGTTACCTTTTAATAAACTTGTTTTAGTATTTAAATCACACTCTTTTCTGCCCATGGCATGCATTGTGCTTACATAAACATCATCGTTTTTTATTCTTTCTTTAGCTACATCTACTGCAGCGTTACCAAAGGCTATGTATACTATCTTTTTAGGATCTGTTTTCTTCAGCTCTTCATCAAGATAATGCATGAGTCTATGTGTTTTACCTGTGCCTGGAGGACCAGGAATAATTGTTCTATGCAAAAGGTGCCTCCTTAATTCTTTCTTTTCTTACATGGGGCCTGTCTAAATTAATTGTTTTCAACGCCATGTATCTAACACTCTTATTATTTATTTTACCTGGTATCTCTTCTGCATTAAACAAAGTCTCTAACATTCTAGCTGTCTTCTGTTTTGAATATTGTTTATCTGGCCAAAGTTTTGTTCTAACCAAATACTTCCAGAAGTCTTTAAATTTAAAATAACTTATACCTTCTTCTGTGTATGACAGCCCACGTAATATATCTTTCCAATCTTTACCTGGTATCTTGTTAATATAGTCTGCTAGTAATTCTTTTAGCTGCACATCTATCTTCGTAGACTCTGGTGCTTCTAAAGGTATGGTGTCTTTTAATAATTTGTTGATTACTTTTCTCCATACTAATTTAGCAATAGGTGGCATCGCTTGATTTATCTGTTCCAAACATTTTAAAGAAAATCTATCTGGCTCATGTAAGTCTTGTGATTCTACTTCTACTTGTTCATCACCTACGGTTACATAATACAAAGGTGGATCAGAGTCATACTTTTGTATCTCTTTTATTTCTACTTCGGGTATCCCATCACCTACACCAAATTCTTGCATCACACATTTCTTAGAATTGCAAAACGATGCAATAGGTTCATCCTTACACTTGTAATTATATTCTTTGCCGTCAATAGATTTAATTAATGTATCTATTTCTTTTTTATCTAATGGAGGTTTACAATACGCATCATTGTATTTAAATATTTCTATCTGCCATTTATCAGGGAATCTTTTCTTTGTGTAAACACCAAAGTTATACATGGCGTTGTTTCTTTGACCGTTAGGTATTCCCTGTTTTGCGATCGTAACCAAACATGGTGGCGCACCTTTGAGTAGATTGTCAAGAACTTTTTCTTCTTTTATGGTTAATTTTGATAATTGATCTTCTGATAGTTTTACTTTATTATGCGCTTCAAAAAATTCATTTATAGTCATTGCTGACCCATCATCTTTTACAGCGTATCTCATTGTTTGTTTTGCATTGTGATAAGGTAGGTTTAAAAAACTACCTGTGCCACCTTTTTGCATGTCAACTTTATTTTGTTTTGGAAATATTTCTGCATTGGCATAGCCTAGTTTAGCTGCCATCTCTTTTAATTTACTTCTAAATAATACTGCAGGTGCGTAATTATCAGAAAATAAGAAGACGTGTGCACCGCCAGATTTGGACCTAAATACAATTAAAGGGAAGTTATGCTTACGTATTTTTACAATTAATTCTTTGTGATCAAAGCCATTATACACATCAATGTCTATACAGGCCCACTTACATTTATTAGATTCGTTTATTGGTATAATACCAAGAGCAGGTTCTTTACCATCCAAATGTTCTTGAAACATTTGTTTGTTAGGAGTTTTTTTAATTATAAAAGATTTAGTTTTGTGTTTACCTCTCTCATCAAACTCATCTGTTTTTCTAGTTTGACCGTAGGCGCTATACGAGCCCGCAAATATATCTATGAATTTATCTAATTCTATCATCACCACTACAAGTATTGGGGGCTTTCGCCCCCAAAAGTATTATGCTTTGTTTCTGATGCCTTCGTAGAACTTTTTAGCTCGTTCATACATCTTAGCATCTTCTAACATCCCAACTTTTTCTACGTTGTAGCCATACCATTGATTACCTTTACCTGTATTTAATACAGAAGATAATTTATATATGTGGCTAAACGATGGTGGTGTGAATGGTCCATCTTTTCCATCTAAACTAATAGACTTCATCATGGAGTTCCATTTTCTGCTAATCTTACCTTGAGACGAACTCATAGATATCATTGCAGTTTCAGAACCTTTATCACCCACAATAATTACAAAGTGTTGACCAACAGTTAAGATATAATTACCATTCTGTAATCTATCTTTGTTGTCAGCTCCTTTTGTAGTTTTTTCTAGAATATCTGAAGAATCAGGATAAATCATTTCAGGTCTACCTGAACCTGTTCCATAATCTGCCCATTCTTGAAACTCTAGTTTATAATGACATGGAATAACTTGTATTCCTTTATCACCATCATATAACTGTTTCGTAACAGTGTTTAAGAACATACCAGGTTCTGCACCTTCTACGTAATTTTGATTACGCTTCTGTGCTTCTGCTGATCCATTCTGTAATAGTTTTAAGATAGGTGGAGCCAGACTTTCTGTCTTCACATTCTCAAAACCTTTTTGTGCATCTGCTTCGAATAAACCTGCAGACGGTAGGTTTGCTTTTTTAGTGGCTACTTGTTTCGCGTCACTCATTTCTAGTTTCTCCTTGTTATTTTAGTTTGGTTACCCTCAAACGGTTTAAATAGGTCGGCAGGAACGTCTTGTCCAGATTCAAGTCGTTCCCTGACCAGTGCCTTGAGTGTCATTGGGTTCACTCCAATCTTCTGGACAGGTTCGAACCCATTGCCTCGTGCAAGGTCAGCATATTCTGCTGCCTTGTTATCTTCGCCACGACCAAAGGTAACAGTAATGTCATTTTTAATAACATCACCTAGACCGTTGTTACGAAGCCATGTAAAAGCTGCTTCCTGTTGATCCTTAGGAATAGAAGCGCCATAGATTTTTTTGATCTCTATAGATTCGCCATCTTTCAGCTTTAATTTTGTAATCTGCATTTCATCCATCATTGCTGGAATCTCTACAGTAGAAACTTGTTTTGCTTTTTCTTTTAATTTTTTTACGCTTTCTTCTGCGTTTGCAATCTCATCTTCTAAATCTTTTAGCTCCAACACTTTGTCGGATAATCTTTTAGCAGAATCTATCTGCTCAACAGATTGCATTCTATCATTTTCAAAATCAATTTTTGTCATAACTTTCTTGGTTTCTTATATATAGGTTAATAATATATATGTCAACCCTTAGAATATAAATTTATTTCCACAGGATAATAACGTCTTTCTTGTTTATCCCATTTTAATAAATTGTATTTTCCGTTCGTAACATCTGATACTATTGAGCATGCCACACCAATTATGGCAGGATCGCCTGTAAGTAGTAAATAATCTCTATTAGTATAATCTTTTAATTTTTGTCTAAGTGTAGTGATGACATAATTTGGACTTAATATTATCTGTGAGTTTTCAGGTAATAATACTCTTAAGTTACCAAATTGTGTTGCTCCTATAATATTTATTTTAGGTGCTCCTTGTTTTGTCCCTGGTATATCTTGTATTACATACACTATAGATTGTTTATCTGTATTTTTAATTTTATCGTATTCTACCATAAATGCTTTCTTGACATTGTTTAACACATAATATATATGCTTTCAATAGAAAGTAAAATTATATTATGCATTACAAATACAAAAGCAAGCCTTTTGCTCATCAAAAGAAAGCTCTTGAAATGTCTTGGGACAAAGAAGTTTTTGCTTATTTTATGGAGATGGGTACAGGTAAATCAAAGGTACTTATAGATAATATTGCTATGCTCTATAACGCAGGCAAAATCAACGGAGCCCTTATTGTTGCACCAAAAGGTGTTTATAAAAATTGGTTTGACTCTGAGATACCTAACCATATGCCTGATTATATTGAAAAAAGGGTGGGTTTATGGAGAACAGATCCAAAAGCAAAAGATCTTCAACCTTTGTTTAAAACAGGTGCGGAG